TAATGACATTGGTGTACAAAACTTAGACCAGGCAACAGAAGAAGTACAAGAAGTTGTACAAGCTGTTGTTGAAGAAGCAATAGAAAATGTAGAAGAACTTACAGAAGAACAAGTTGCAGTTGTAGCAGAAGTATTACAAGTAGAAGAAGATGATGTTGAGATTATTGCTGAAGCAGTCAAAGAAGATGAAGTCGTAGCTGAAGCAGTAGAAGAGTATGTAGAGAGAGCTGTAGAGAATGCAGATGTAGAAAACTACACACTTGCTGATGTAGTGACAGAAGTACAGTACGAAAACTTTTTAGAGAATCCAATTGAAACATTCGTAGATTTAGATTTTGAAGGAGTAACTATAAGTAACATAGGAGATGATATGACACAAGACCAAAAAGAAAAAGCACAGGAGGTCGTAGTTCCTGTAATCTTGACTAGAATAGCTAGTATGGCAGCTTTTGTATTTAGGAGAAGTCTATGATAAAAAAGTTATGGACTTGGTTTGTAGCAGCAATAAAAGAAACACTGAACCTTAGTTGGACTTTGGTTGGTTTAGTTATTGCTACACTTACACTTACTGGTTCTGCACAACAAGTTACAGGATTAGCTACTATAATTACATTAGCTATTTGGTTATTGACCATTGGTTTTAGAAAAGGAGAATAATGGACTGCTGTGGTAGTGGTTGCTGTGGTGGTAAGTAATGTGTACAACTTTTGTTAATGAAGAGGGTACTTACATTACGATATGTAACGGAGAATATGGAGGTATAGGTGAAGTTAACTGTAGTTAGAACACAATTTGGAACAGATGCAACTAATGGGTTGTTATTTATAGATGGTATTTTTGAGTGTTATACACTAGAAGACCAGTATCAAGCAGTAAAGGTAATGCACGAAACTTGCATACCAGAGGGAACTTATGATATTAAGTTTAGAAAGACAGGAGGGTTTCACTCTAAGTACTCTGAGAGATATAAGAACGCACACTATGGTATGTTGCACATACAAGATGTGCCTAATTTTACCTACATTCTTATACACACTGGTAATACTGATGAGCACACCAGTGGTTGTTTAATTGTCGGAGAAACACAACAAGATTTAGAAGTGTCTAAAGATGGCTTTATAGGCAGCAGCACTTTGGCGTACAAAAAAATGTATGCAAAAGTTGCAGGTCAATTACTACAAGGCAAAGATGTATCTATAGAATACACAACAATAAACAACTTGTTTAAACAAGGTGAAGAAGATAATAAATCAAAAGACCACACAGTCTTAGCTACTACTGTGTATGATAAGTTGCAAGAAATTAATGGTAATGTATTACAAACTAACGCTATGTTGAAAGGTAGGTTAATACAATAATGTTTGATAGAATTAAGAGAGCAAGAAACCAGGATGGTACATTTAAAAAAGATGTATGGTGGACACCTTGGTCCGATTCGTGGGAGTATAGAATGAGTGAAGACCTCAAAGATATGCTTGAGAGAACTGCGTGGACCTTCATTGAAGCGTTCATTGGTGCATTAACAGTTGCTCCATTAGTTGGTGTAGAAGCTGAAACAATTCAGTTAGCTGCATTAGCTGGTGGTGGTGCTGCACTTGCAGTCATTAAGACATACGCTAAAAAACAAATTACTAAGTAATAAAATAGTCATACACATTGTGTATAATAGCCTTAACAGAAGGGCTAAATATGACACAAGAACTAGGTAACAATTACTATAAATCTGGGTGGCAACCATCAATAGAATTTGATGAGAAGACTGGCAAAGGTGAAGTAACTTATGTTGGTACGGACCCAGATTACAAGAATAAGTATGATGACATACTAAGAAGCTGGGGTTTTGACCCCAAATACTACGAAATAGAAGGCACAGTTCGTGCTTCTTCGTGGGAAGGACAGTTAAAAGGTGGTAGAACAACCACCTTTTTTGCATTTAAAGGTATTGTAAAGCGTAAGAACCCTGCACTAGACCAGTACTTTAATGAATTACTGTCGTTGTTTAAACACAAACCTAAATTAAAAGATAAAAAAGTAGGTGGAGATACTGCTTTTATATTTACAATGGCTGACTGGCAGTTAGGTAAGGCTGACTATGGCGTTGAAAAGACTATTGAACGCTACGAGGAAGCTCTTATAGCAGGGGTAAATCAAATTAAGGCACTGCGTAAGGGAGGTACATTAATTGATGAAGTGTATCTGTTAGGCTTAGGTGACCTTACTGAGAATTGTGACCAAAGTTTTTACTCTAGTATGCCA